TTCTCACGGTTTTGGGCGGCATGCTCGGAATCGGGGGACTCAGGACATATGAGAAGCAGAAAGGTTTAACTAAATGAGTTTATATAGAAATATACATGCAAAAAGAAAAAGAATTAAAGCAGGGAGTGGTGAAAAGATGAGAAAGAAAGGGGAAAAAGGAGCGCCAACAAAGAAAAATTTTAAACAAGCTAAAAGAAAGAAGTAGTGCAAGACTTATTTAGGCACTTAAGAATAAATACTATGAAAAAAAGAAAAGACCCGAAAGTTGGAACAGGAAAAAAACCAAAAGGCTCTGGTAGACGTTTATACACTGATGAAAACCCTAAAGATACAGTTGGAATTAAATTTGCTACTCCAGCAGATGCTAAAGCGACAGTCGCAAAAGTTAAAAAAGTTAATAAACCGTATGCAAGAAAAATCCAAATCTTAACTGTGGGTGAGCAAAGAGCAAAAGTTATGGGCAAAACACAAGTAGCAAGTATATTTAAAAAGGGTAAAGAGGCAATTAGAAAGGCAAATAAAAAATGATAAGTAAATTATATTTAAAGTTATCTAAAATATTTAACAAAATTAGTAGTTATTTTTATATGAAACATGCTAAAAACATAGAAAAACCTAAAAAAACTAAAAAGACAAAAAAATAAATGAAGTGTTGGCATTGTAATACAAAGTTAATTTGGGGCGGAGACCATGACATTAGTGAAGAAAATGAGGATTTTTGCATGGCAACTAATCTTTCTTGCCCAGAACGCGACTCACATGTTGACGTATATTTACCAAAAGATAAAGGAGAAGAAAATGAACATAGATAAGTTAAGGGAAGAGCTTACCGTAGATGAGGGTTGTAAATATGAAATTTATAATGACCACCTTGGTTACAAAACTTACGGCATTGGTCATTTATGTAAAAAATCTGAGCCAGAATATAATATGGATATAGGAACTCCGGTATCAAAAAGGCGTGTAAATACAGTTTTTGCAGAAGATGTTATGACTACCATAGACGATTGTAGAAGAATGTATAAAGATTTTGACCAAATGCCAGAAGAAGTTCAATTAATTTTATGCAATATGATGTTTAATATGGGCTACACAAGACTAGGAAAATTTCGTAAACTAAAAACAAATATAGAAAAACAAAATTGGGTAGGTGCAAGCAAAGAGATGAAATCAAGCAAGTGGTATACTCAAGTAACAAACAGAGCAGAAAGACTTGTTCAAAGAATGGCTTCAGTAGGAGAGTAAAATGTTATCAACCATATTAAGTTTAGCAGCGCCAGCAATACTAGGGCCAGCAGGATTAGGACTTGTTGCAAGTCCAATGATTGCAAGTGCAATAGGTGGTGGTGTAGGAGCTTTGTTGCAAGGCGGAACTACCGAAGACGCATTAAGAAGTGCGGCTATGGGTGGTATTGGTGGAGCAATAGGCGGTAAACTAGCAGGCACATCAGATGCTTTTGGTGCTATGGCGCCTACTGCTGCCGGTGTTACACCTGCATTAAATCCAGATATAGCTGCAAAAATGGGAGCTGCAGGAACTGGGCTTACATCTGCTACTTCAGGCAGTTTCTTTGATGCATTAAAATCTCCAGCTGCATTAGGAGCAGGTTTAGGAGCCGCTTTTGCTGAAAGTCCACAAAACATTAAAAAAGATGATGATTTAATTGTTCCAAGAGGAAAGCCATTACCAATGGCAAAGTTTAGAACTCCGGGGCCTGACTACAAAGGTGGGATTGACCCAGAATTTAACTTTATGTTTCCAACAAACTTCAAAGAAGGTGGTGTTGTTGAATATCAAGAAGGTGGTATGAATGACATGTCTGAGATGGGTATTGGTGCTTTAATGGGAGAAGAGGCTGAAAGCGAAAGCATGAATGATAAAGAGCTAATAAGTAAATCTGTTGAAGCTATTAAAGGTAAATCAGATAATCCTGAAATGATTTTAGGCATGTTTTTGGCTAAATTTGGAGAAGAAGCTTTAAAGGATTTAGTAGAAAAAGTTCAAACAGGTCAATTTGATGAAAACGTAGATGTAGATGAGGGCATGTTAAGAGGTTCTGGTGATGGAATGGATGACATGATTCCAGCTACCATGCAAGGAGACCAAGACGTTTTATTAAGTGACGGAGAGTTTATTGTTCCTGCTGATGTTGTTAGTGGCATAGGTAATGGTTCTTCTGAAGCTGGTGCAGATAAATTAGAAGATATGATGGATAGAGTAAGAGAATTAAGAACAGGTGGTGTTATGCAACCACCAGATGTGCCAGATAGGATGATGTTGCCTGCATGATATGCACAGCAGTGCCTCGTGAGGCAGTTAATATAGTCTGGGGAGATGTATGCAACATGTTAGCTCAGGCAGTAAATACAAGTGGTGGTAAGTATCACATAGATGATATTTACAATCATTTAACAAAAGGAATTTATAGTTTATGGCTAATTATAGACAATAAAGACAAAGATAAAGGTAAAGTAGTGGCAGCAATAACAACAAGATTAATAGAATATCCAAATAAAAAAGCATTAGCTATGGACTGGATAGGCGGAAGTAAGATTAATCAATGGTTGCCAATTGCTGTAGAGAGATTATCTGAATTTGCATCTGACTGTGGTTGTAGTCATTTAGAAGGTTACGGAAGAAAAGCATGGTCAAGATTGTTAAAAAAATACAATTGGAAACCTGAATATATAGCTTATAAAATGGAGATTAAAAATGGGTAAAGGTGGTGGCAGCAGAGCAGCAGCTCCTACAGAGCAAACAGTAGTTCAAAGTAATTTACCTAAATACTTTGAGCCATATGCTTTAGACATGTTGCAAAGAGCTGAATCTGAATCAAAAAGAGAATACACACCCTATGAAGGGCAAAGACTTGCTGGTGATGCTGCTGATATAGTTGCATCTAGAGGTAGAGTTAGAGATATTGCAGGCTCTGGTATAGCTGGAATGGACACTGCTATGGCAGGCACTCAAGCGGGTATGGGAAGGGCTTTACAAGGTTTAGGTTTTACTGCTGATGAATTTGATTCTGGTATAGCACAGAAATATATGTCTCCATATATGCAAAATGTTTTAAATATTCAAAAAGAACAAGCTATAAGAGATTTTCAAAGAGGAGAAGACGCTAGAAGGTCACAACAAATTCAAGCTGGTGCATTTGGTGGTAGTAGAGGCGCTGTTCAAGATGCACTTGCCCAAGCTGATTTAGAGAGAAAACTTGGTGAAATACAAGCAACTGGTCAGCAAAAAGCATTTGAAGATGCACAAGCACAGTTTCAAAGAGATAGAGAGGCAGCGGCTCAAGCAGAGCAAATAGGTTTAAAATCAGCAGAGAGTTTAGCAGGACAAGCTGGGCAAATAGCTCAATTAGGTGACTTAGCTAGAAAAGGTGATATACAAGCTGCTGAACTATTAGAAAAGATAGGAAAAGATATACAAGCTAGAGAGCAAGCTGGTCTTGATGTTTCTTATGAAGACTTTGTTCGTCAAAGAGATTTTCCAAAAGAACAATTACAGTTCTTGTCTTCTATATTACGTGGTGTTCCTGTTCAACCATCTACAGAGACAAGCAAGTTTCAACAATATAACCCTGTTAAAGACTTATTAGGAACAGGCATAGCTGGTTTAGGGTTGTATAGAGGCATTACAGGAGGTTAAACATGATGAATATACTACAAGTTCAGGATGATTTAAAAAACTTCTCTGAAGAGCAATTAGTTGATGAAATGCAAATGCCTTCAGGTAATGCACCTCAGTTCTTAGTTTTGTCTGAGTTAAACAGAAGAAAAAGAATGAAGACTAGTTATGATGCCTCCATGGCTCAAAATGAGCCTACAGTGGCTGAAGATGCAGTTGCGTCAGCTGGAGTGCCTCAAACTGGTATAGCGGGTATGGCTAAAGCTATGGCTCCTAAAAGTGAAAGTTCACTTGTAGCTCCTATGCAGCAAAATGTATCTATGCAGCAGAATGCACCTATGCAACAAGCTATTCCAATGCAATCAGGTGGTGATTTATCTACAGAAATAAGACGCACTATTAATTATTTAAATGCAAGTAGTGATAAATCTAAAAGTGAATTAGAAGATATTAAAAATAAATTAACATTAGATGAAAGTAACCCCTTTGAGTCCTTTCAAAAACAAATGGATGCAAGAGGGAAAGAGATAAGTGATTTTTCTAAGATGGGTCAACAAGATTTTTCTAAGATGAGTATGCAAGAGCTTTTAGAAATGCAAAACAGAATGAGAGATTTAGGCGTAGGCAAAAAAGAAGGTGGCGTTATAAAAGCACAAGATGGTCTGCCGTTAGGTGTAAGAAACTTTAATTTAGGCAATATAAGACCGGGAGCAGGTTTTATAGGAGAAAAAGGTGTAAATAAAGGTTACGCTACATTTGAAAACCCAATGTTTGGTGGTAGAGCTTTAGCTAGGTTATTAAATACATATAATACTAAATATGGAATAAATACTATCGAGGATTTAGTTAATCGTTATGCTCCTGAAGGAGATAATCCTAGAGAGTCTATAGAGAATTACAAAAAATTTCTTTCCAAATCAACTGGCCTTGGAGTAGACGAGGAGTTTGATTTAGATTCAGATAGAGGAAAGTTAATGCAAGGCATTTTTCAATTTGAAACTGGTCAAGATTCTCCATTTAGTAAAGAGCAGATTAATCAAATGATTGAAGC